TACGCCAATTCCGACCTTACTACTTTATTCCCCGCAGATAGATTAAGGCGTTTGAACAAAGAGGAAGAACCGCAGCTTTGTGATATGAGAATGACCAGAACACCTGATGGCTCAATAACTGCTTCTTATTTTGACGGCACTCAATTTGTTACTGGATTAGCAAACAAGTCTATAAGTCGCTATCCTGTTGAGGGTAATCCTCTTCCTGATGTTTTGGGAACCTTTAGACCCGTTAACTTCGATGGATGATTTAGAAAGCCGACTAGCCAAAACAGAGTGGCTAATAGAACGCCAAGATCAAAACATTAGAGAGCTATACGACACCACAGAGGACATGAAGAAATGCCTCAGAGGTATCCATGAGGTCTTAATACAAATTAAGTGGTTTGTACTCGGTGGTTCAGCTTTATTCTTTGCAGACCATTTAGGTCTAGGATACATATTTAAAATATTTGGAGTTTAATAAACAATGTTGCAAGCACTAGCTACGGTGCTTCCAAACATTCTGAAGATCGTTGACAAAAGCATACCTGATAAAGCAGGGGCGGCATTAGCCAAGCAAAAGATTGAGCTTGAGCTAGTGACCGCTGCTAACGAAGTCAACAAGATGCAAGCAGAGACCAACAAAGTAGAAGCATCCCATAGAAGCATATGGGTTGCTGGTTGGCGTCCAGCTATTGGTTGGACATGCAGTATAGGCGTCTTCTGGGCATTTGTGGGTCACCCCTTTGCCTCATGGATCGCAATAATGTTTGGAGTACCCTTATTTTTATTACCTGAGGTTCCTATGGACGCTCTGTTTGAGCTTGTCATGGCAATGTTGGGTCTCGCGGGTCTCAGGACCTTCGATAAGATGAAAGGCACAGCTAAATGAGCCGTGACTACGCGAAAGAATACAGAGATTACCACGGCACCCCAGAGCAGCGAAGACGCAGATCAAACCGTAACAAAGCTAGACGGTACATGATCAAGCAAGGACGCGCCAAGGTGGGTGATGGAAAGCACGTAGACCATAAAAACTACAATGCTGATGACAACAGCCCTGCAAACCTGAGGGTGGTCTCAGCAACATCTAACTTAAAACGACAACCGAAAAGGAAGGGTTGATGAGTAGAGGCCCAGCAGCGGGTAAAGCCCGATACAAAGTTACAAAGAGCGGTAGGAAAGTCTCATATGGTCAAGCAGGGAACGCCTCAGATGGTGGACCCCGTGTTAGACCAAACACCTCAAAAGGTGATGCGTACTGTGCGCGGTCTATGGGGCAAATGCGCTCCCATTCTGGTGCAGCAAAGGACCCTAACAGCCCCCTAAGGCTCTCTCGTAAACGCTGGAAGTGTAGCGGGAGTAAGAGTGTAGGGTAATATGGCTGTAGCGGAGATTTTAGCAGGGATCGCGCTCGTCAAAAAATCAGCAGAGATCATATCTAAGGGTCTAAATGCGGCACAGGATATGTCTAGTTTGGCATCTCAGGTGGACGGTTTATTTGAGGGTAAAAAACAACTTAAACAACAAGAGAAACAGGAGAGAGCCGTAGGCAAGTCTCCTACTCAAACCATAATTGACCAGAAATTGGCTGATGAGCATATTGCAGAGGTAAAGGCATTAATCATAGCCAGATTTGGGTTCTATGCGTGGACCGATATTATAAAGCTCCAGAAAGAAGTTGCCCATGAAGAAAAGCAGAGGCAATCTTTAGAACGAAAAGCCAAACAACAGAAACAAGAGGATATGCAAGAGGCCGCTGTCGTAGGTGGCAGCTTGGCTGTGGGCATAGCTTTAGTTCTCCTAGTGGGCTTAACAGTCTGGGCCATGCAGTAATAATTAAAGAAAGAGATACAATGAGTACAAAAGCATCCTTCGATCTTTTGGATGCTTTACACAGTGCCGTTGCCCATCAGCTTTTGGATAAAATTCAAACTGGTGAGGCAACAGCCGCTGAGATCAGCGTAGCTGTAAAGTTCTTAAAAGATAACCACATTGAGGCCCTAGCGGTCCCCGACAGTCCCATTAGCAATCTGCTAGAGGCTCTACCCTTTAGTGATGCAGAGATACAAGGCTCCCAATTCAAACAATGACAACAGAAGTCCCCGCACAACTGCGAGACTTTAGGAACTTCCTGTACCTAGTCTGGAAGCATCTCAACCTACCAGACCCCACCCCGATACAGTATGACATGGCTGACTACCTACAAGGTGGTCCTAGGCGTATGGTCATCCAAGCTTTTCGGGGGGTAGGGAAGTCCTATATCACCTGTGCCTATGTCGTTCACCAGCTTCTCCTAGACCCCGACAAGAAATTCATGGTTGTGTCGGCCTCTAAGAGTAGAGCAGATGACTTCAGTACATTCTCACAACAAATCATAACTCAACTTCCAATATGTCAGCACTTAATAGCAAAGGACACCCAACGATGGTCAAAGATTGCCTTCGACGTTGGCCCAGCGAGAGCATCTGGGTCACCTTCAGTGAAATCCGTAGGTATATCGGGGCAATTAACAGGAAGTCGAGCAGACGTGATTATTGCAGACGATGTGGAAGTACCCAACAACTCCGCAACACAGATGATGAGGGAGAAACTTGGGGAGAGCGTCAAGGAGTTCGATGCGGTCCTCAAGCCAGATGGTCGGGTGATCTACCTTGGCACCCCACAATGCGAGATGAGCTTATATGAAGAGCTAAGAAACCGTGGGTATGAACTAAGGATATGGCCTGCCCGTTACCCCTCAGAGGCCCTGAGAGGCAAGTACAGCGACAGGTTGGCCCCCTTGGTAGGGGACGCCCTAGATAATGACCAAAGCCTCCTAGGGACCCCTACAGACTCTCTCAGGTTCGATGATGAAGACCTGACTGAACGGGAGTTATCCTATGGTCGATCAGGCTTTGCCCTACAGTTCATGTTGGACACCTCATTGTCCGATGGTGACAAGTATCCATTGAAGGTCTCAGACCTAATTGTCATGGGTGTAGATAACGACAAAGCCCCAGAGAAGGTGGTGTGGGGTAAATCAATCCCCATCCAAGACCTACCCAACCTAGCCTTATCAGGAGACCGCTTCTACGGGCCTGTAGAGACCCTAGGAGAGTGGTTAGAGTACACAGGCTCAGTCTTAGCCATTGACCCCTCAGGACGAGGACAAGATGAGACAGCCTACGCTATCGTTAAGATGCAAAACGGTATCCTATATGTTAAGGATGCAGGGGGATTAAAAGGTGGCTATGGACCCGAAACCTTACAAGCTTTGGCCTTTCTCGCTAAACAGTACAAAGTCAACTACACAATCATCGAAAGTAACTTTGGTGACGGTATGTTCACTGAACTACTCAAGCCTGTGTTTAACCGTGTGTATCCCTGTTCCATTGAAGAGGTGCGTCATAGTAAACAAAAGGAACTTAGGATCATCGATACCCTAGAGCCTGTGATGAACCAACACAGATTGGTCATTGATCCAAAGGTCCTAGAGAAGGATTGGAAGAGTGTACAACACTACCCACCTGAGAAGGCTAGTAGATACACCCTGATCCACCAGATGACTAGGATCAGTAAGGACCGTGGAGCCTTAGGACACGACGATAGACTAGATGCCCTAGCTATAGCTGTGGCCTACTGGGTCGAACAGATGGCGGCTGATGCAGATAAAGAGATGAATGTTAGAAAGAACGACATATTCATGCAGGAACTAGAGAAGTTCAAAGATACATCATTGTTCCTCAAAGGGCCTCAGGAGCCTAAGAGCCTAACGTGGATGTAGTAATAATGGACATTGTAGGAAGGACCCCAAAGTTACCTACCTATAGTTGGCTAAGAAACCAGTAGGTTCTGTAGGTGGTAATGATGAGATCATTTAACATCAATAAATATTATATACTCTCTACCCTCAAGGCCTTTAAAGGGCTTTGGGGGCTATTGGTTCCACAAGTGATACTCTATGGGATTATTTGGTCACAAAAATCTGAAGGGGTATTCGCTAGAGCATCGCCCATCAATTCCCCCCATAGGGGTCGTGGGTGGGTGTGTGCTGCAGCACAGCATGGGTGGGGGGCCATATGTGAACGATTTTCCGCACTGCAGCATTGATTGTGCGGTTGCAGCATAGATTGCGCCACCGTTTGCGCCACCGTGAAACCATAGGACCATATAAACAAGGGGGTCCCGTAGATACTACATCTGCAGGGGGAAGCTTTGGGTTTACAGTGTAAACTTTGGGCAGTCTTTCGCTGTCCTGTTATAGTATAACATAACATGATGATCACCATCTTGATATTCACATATCTTAATTTGAATATGCATCTGTGCAATTTTCGG